TTACAAAGGTACATAACATATAACGAACAATTTTACAATTTGACAGGAGTTCTCTGTTTCGGATTATAGTTTATAAGGACGTACCTCAGTACTTTTTAGGAAAGGCGCCGTTCTGAAGACTATTGTTTATCTGAGGCGGCTTGCTTGACTGAATTATTGTTTAGGTTGTTTTGTCTTGGAGTAATCTCAAGTGTTTTCTGTTTCGACAGATATAATTCGAGTGGGCTTGCTTTTCAAGTGTTTTACTTGTGTGCTTTTATACAGTTTCTGAACCGCACTTGCAAATCCATTTTGATTGTTGTTAGAAGAGGGGCGCTAAGACGCTATTCTATTCAACATGTCTAATTTACTTTTCCCTTCCGGTGATGTTACTCTCAATTCATTCCTCGATCAAGCTGGTCTTGACCGATTACTTGGAATTGAAGATGTTTTGGAACCGACTATATTTGATATGGATGATCCTTTTGATACTTGGATACCAGAAATTTTAGCTTGCTCCCGTGATGCCGAGCGTGATGTTCGGGTCATAGAGAGGCTTTTTGACTTTGGTGGTCCAAACATTTTCTCTGATATTAAAGCTCTTTACACCTCTTTGTACATTGAGGATGGCCTTAATATTTCTCATGTTCCAAAACCGGAACAGTTCTTTTTTCAAGTGCTCCCTATTCCGTTTTTTGGGGAACATTTGCATATTATTGTTTTTCCAGAGATTGACATGACCATGGTTTGTACATGCCCAAGTCACTTCAGTGTTCCCGCAGATGGTGATGTAGATGTGCCAGTGTATTGCCAAGTGACTCGTGTCTATAGAGTTAATTGTTCTTTTATTGGCAGTCTCAGAGATTCCAATTTGTACCCTTTCTTTTCTGCTGTTACATCTCCGAAGTGTTTACCCCTGATTGCTACCCATGATGTTCGTAATTGGGAAGCTTGGAATTTGCGTTCTAGGCACTTTTGGGTGGACCAATTTATCCATGACCCTTTGACCCTTCCAGTCCTCTACAAAGGTAGAATTAATCCGTTGTCATTCCCTAGGTTTGATTTTGGCCTTTGTTTGTTCAAGATTGCTGGAGTTTGTGGAGAAGAGCAGGACACAGTTGTTGATGTCATTTCTGCACTTGTTCAAGGGTATGTGCCCAACGACAATGATGATCTCGGCCTCACTGTTGATACCCTCAGGATTATGGCCACCAGTGGCGTGATGCTTATGCCCGCACAGACCGTTGTTCGTGGTTTTCCAAAGGGTCTAGACATACCTGAAGGTCACTCTTACCTGAACTACAACGAGTTTCACTGGGTTGATTTCACAGATGAAGATAAGGAGGATGACGAAGAATTCCTCGCTCAGGCATTTGGTTCTTTGGTTCATTTCGAGACTGATGGTCTATTGGATATTGTGGCCACACTTGACTTTGAGTCACAATCTTTCTGGAATGTTGGTGTTAATGACGCACAATTCAATTTGGCACATGCCCAGATCAATGATTTGAATGAGAACCTTCGTGCTATTAATGAGGAGGGTGTACGCCACTCGCTTGATGATGATCAATTCAACGAGATTAGTGCCATATTGCGGAGTGTCAATGATACTATCACCAACTTGTCACAGACCGCTACTTCACTTGGTGGGTCCTTAGCCAATTCTGGACCCTTTTTGAAGATGTTTGCCCTTGTTGCAGCCACTGCTTTCTGTGTTTATAAGGCTGTGACCACTGAGAACAAATTGTGGGTTGGCGCCATGTCATTGATGGGTGCCACCTGCACTGTTGTTCTAAAGAAAGAAATTGCCCAATTTATTGTGAAACTGGTTGATGGAGTTCGTGATTATTTCGACTTGCCCCGCTCACAAGGCCTCACAGAGATGGGTGGCCTTGTGAAGACCTTGATTGTTGGTTGTGTCTCATATGAGCTGCTTGGTCAGGTTCCTAGCTCCAAGAACATTGTTGCTTTTGGAAAGCGTATGGCAGACTTGCCGAAAACCTTTGAGGGGTATGATGCCTTCATCACATATCTGCATCAGGCTTTCGTTAAAGCTATGAATTTTGTCCAGGCGAACATTTTAGGCATGGACGTCGAAGAGTTTATGAAAGTTGAGGTCCCAAAGGTTGACGCTTGGTGTGAGGCCGTTATAGCCCTCGCTAAAGAACAACATGATGGGACCCTTGCCCTTACTGTTGCAAATTCAAAGCGTGTTTTTGGTCTTGAATCTGAATATCTCCGACTTTCTAAAGAAGTGTACACTGGCATTGAGTCGCATAGAGTGAGACTTGCTCTTGCGAACTATTATGCAGTGCTGAGGAAGGTTGTGGTCATCTTTGAGAGAGCAAACTTTCGGAAAACTGGTTACAGGCAAGTGCCCTTGGGCATTTTGTTCATGTCAGCCCCTGGAGTTGGTAAGACTATGATGGTGTGGCCTTTGGCCATTAGGCTTTTGAAACGTATTTTGCCCCCGGAGCAGTTGCCCAATTTGAAGAATGAGTACCCCAATTACCTTTATGCCCGCCAACCTGAAAACGAGTACTGGGAAGGCTACAACGGCCAACCTATTGTGTTCCATGATGATTTTGGTCAGAAGAGAGATGTTGTTGGCGATGGCACAGAGCCCTTTGAGATCATCCGTGAGATCAATTCTGCCCCCATGGTTACGCACCAGGCGGATATTGAGAGCAAAGGCAATAAGATGTTTAATGCCCAAGTCGTCATTGCCACTACGAATCAGATTGGGTTTACTTTTGAATCTGTCAATGCCCCTAGTGCCGTTACTCGTAGATTTCCTATGACATATCGACCGATAGTCAAAGAGGAGTACGCAGTTCCCGGTGAAGTGGACCCCTACAAGAGAGTTATTGATGTTACACACCCCTATGTTCGTTCCGAGGGAGGTCGACCCAAACATGATCTCCTCGAGATTGAGAAGATCAAGTGGGAAGATGCCAAGCACTTCAAAATTGTCAAGACGATGACCTTCCAGGAAGTTGAAGATGAATGTGATGCAGCTCTTGCTGCCCTTATTGATGAGGCTGACATGCTCAAGGACTATCTTGAAGATCTGTGCTCTACGCCTGTGGTTTCTCAAGCAGATGAGCCAGCAAGGGCGTTCCTTCATCCGGATGTTCAGGCCGCTTTGCGCGAATATATGCGCCGTGGAGGCCAGGAACCACCGGACGTTGTCACACTCGAAGACATTTTAGGTGGTGAAGAGGAACCAGAGCCGGCTTCCAACATTGCCCAATTCTTAGTTGGACTTCAAACTGAGGACGTGGATGCCTATTATGATTTTGTGACGGAATTTATGCCCCATTACAGAATGGCTCCTGCTATGACAGCGTTGTTTGAGACTATATTGAGGAATGAAGTTGCTTATGATCACACGACTGACACTCTTCACGCCCGGAATAGGCGTCTCGTTGCGTCCATTCGTTTGTTGCACCAGAGAATGTTGGTTAGTGCTACCGCGAGAATACGTGTTGTGCATGCTGTTGATAGCCGACTCACTAATAGGTGGAATGCAACTTACAACCAGTTGCGTTCAGCCAAGGATGCACTGGTTAGTTGGGTTTCACAGCTTCTTGATAGAATTTATGCTGCCTTCAATCACCTTTATGCAGCTGAGGCAAGGTTTGAGCGACATTTACTTGTACATTGGCCTACTTTCTATGTGGCATGGACCTCACTGAAGGCGTTTGTTGCGAGCTTTGTTGTGTTTTCACTTGTTTTCCGTGGTTTGTTCATGTACCTTGAGTGGCTCAATGAGCGCAACGTTAAGGCCATGGAGAGGGAACTCGATAAGAAAGAGCCAGATCCAGAATTTGATGAAGCATTGGAGGAGCTTTTAGCTGAATCCAGTCACAAGGACAAGGCACATAACAGAGCCAAGAAGGCTGAAGCGAAAGCCCGCACCAAGAAGAATGATGATGAGATATTCTTCCAGGCTGGTGGTGACGTCAATTTGATGGAGATGATGACCAAGATCTCCGGCACCAATTTGTACACGATGTATTACCCTGAGGCAGATGGTTATTCTGAGGATAAGGCTGGCCAACTTATTGTTGTGTCGGGCCATGCCGCACTGTTACCCCACCATTATAGAGACAAGTTCCTTTCAGCGATTGAGAATGGTTCGTGGACCGCTGAATTCAAGATAAAGCTTGTTAGTCCGATGGCGTCCTTTGAGGTTCCTGTTAAGTATTTCTTGAAATCTTATAGGACTGAGCATTTTGAGCTCAATGATCTTTATATGTTTGAGCTTCCAAAGACGATGCCAACCCATGCTAATATTTTGAAATATTTTTGTACGGACCTACAATTTTCCAAGATGGTTTCCGTCTATGCTGGACTGTGGCTCAATTACGGGAAGTGGAAATATAATCCCAATATGAAGATAGCCATATCCAAACATTCACCGCTCAAGGTGTCGACTGGAACCACTACCATAGACCTTTGGGACAGCCTCTTTTATAGGTGTTCCACTAGGGCTGGCGATTGTGGAAGTCTTTTGACCATCAATGATAAGTCAATGGGTCCTGGCAAGATATTGGGTGTGCACGTTGCTGGCACCTCTGCCAAGCATGATGTGGCCATAGGCATGGCCTCGAAATTGTCTAGAGAGGATGTCCAAGCGTGTCTCGATCTGATGTCGAAACAGATACCGGTCCCTGAGATGTCTAGTGAGTGTCTCCCGATCCAAAAGTACTCGCAAGGCTTCCCGTTGTTAGCACAGAGCCCACGACCCGTGTTGGGCTCACCAGAAACAGAATGGATCAGAACCTCGATGCATGGTCTCTGGTCCAAGTCCAAGAAAAGGCCAGCCCGATTAAAGCCTTTTAGAGGTGATGACGGTGTTGAGATTGATCCGAGATTCAACGCCATCCAAAAATATCGTCGTTCACTCCCCCGTAGTGTCGTTGATCCACCACTCCAACCAGTGCGTGTTGCAGCCGTGCTTTATATGCAACATTGCTTTGGCGTTGCCCAATATGAGAAACAGGATGTGCGTGGAGTTTTGTCCATGGAGGATGCTTGTTATGGTATAGATGGTGAAGCTTTTCTTGACGCAATACCGAAGGGCACTAGCCCCGGTTACCCCTACATACTTGAGAATCATGTTGGATATGCCGGGAAGACATTTTGGCTTGGTAAGGATGAAGATAGGTTTGGTCCCGGATGGGGAAAGCTCAAACAGGATGTCGATGCCTTGATTGATGATGCCAGGAATGGCGTTCGTTCTACTGTAGTTTTCGCAGATTTTCTCAAGGATGAGTTACGTGAGAAAGAGAAAGTTCGTATTGGCAAGACCCGACTCATATCAGGTAGCCCTTTGCATTACCTTGTCGCATTTCGTATGTACTTTCTTGACTTCATGGCTTGGATGCGCCGAGCTCGTATACAGAATTTTACGGCTGTTGGTATGAATCCCTACAGCGTCGAGTGGGAAGTGTTGTCCAAGAAGTTGTCGAGCAAAGGGCCGAAAGTGTTTGATGGTGACTTTGCTGGTCTTGATACTAGTCATTTCTATGAGTTGTTCGTGCTCTACGCTAAGTTTGCAAATAAGTACTATGGTGATGGTGACGAGAATGCTCGGATCAGGTTTATGCTGATGGAACACGCCGCCTACTCAATCCATGTAGTGGGTGACGAAATGTATTTGTGGTCGTGTGTTGAACCTTCGGGTTTCCCAGCGACTACAGATTTCAACAGTTTCGCAGTTAATGTGCTCCTGATCGCCTGCTGGCTTGATCTCAACCCCCAAGGTTACAAAGGGGGTCATGATTACTTTCACCACGTGTACGCTGTGGTTTTTGGTGATGATAATGTCGTGAATATATCTGATGAGTGCTCTACTTTCTTTAACCAGAAAACGGTGGTCAAAGCCATGTCAGTTTTTGGCTATGAGTATACTGATGCGCAGAAGAATAAGGATCCAGCTGAATTTAAGGATCTCGATTCCTGTACGTTTTTGAAGAGGAGTTTCCGTTATGAGCCCATCGTTGGACGTCGAGTTTGTCCACTAGAGCTTGACACTATTTTGGAAATGCCTTATTGGTGTCGCCGTGGTATTAATAGGCATGAAGCTGAGATTCAGACCATTGATATTGCTCTTAGAGAGCTTTCATTACACGGACCTGAGACGTGGAGACGGTACTCTCACGCGTTTCTTGAAGCAGCTAAAGACCACTTGGCGCACATCTCCGAGTTCGAGGATCGCGTGGACACCCTCCACCGGACCTTGGATGAGGTTATGCGCTGGTAGCAATCATGGATCTTGCCACTCTCGTTAAATTGGTGGTTAAACGAAGAGAGTGGTAGTGCCTGGTTGTGGAGAAGGCCTTATGTATTTACATTTACCTCTCAAGATGGGCCGTCGGCAAACCCGCAATATCTAGAGAACCCACCTATATTTGTGTCTATAACGGTAAGCACAGATGAATACCCCGTTGCCAACAACAACAATACAAAACTCCCTGCAGAGTTAATTGCAGAACGGACTGATAAAGAGACCGCAACTTTTTACACTGATAAGGTCGAGGAAGTGAAAAGTCTCCAAAATGTTATACCCCTTAGCAATCCCGAGATGAACAGTCTGGCTGAGGCTCGCGTCCATGAGATACGTAGCTTCTTGTCAAGACCTGTTGTGCTTCGTACGAATGAATGGGCCATTGCTGATCCAGTAATGACCATCCTCGAGACTGTTAGTTTACCCGATGATATCCTTTCCCACCCTATGTATTCAGAAAAAACGAGGGGTTTCTTGGGCTTTAAGGCCGACATCGTTCTTCGCCTACAAGTCAACGCTACACCCTTTCAACAAGGCAGATTGTTTGTGTGTTGGTTACCACAGGGCCAGCTTCTTGGTCTCCGTGGTGAGATAACTCACTCCAATTTAGTCTTCTGTACACAGATGCCGAGAATCGATTTTGATGCTTCTACTGATAGTGATGTTGTTATGAGGATACCCTATGTTTCACCTACCCTTATGTACAATCAGGCAAACCAGCTTGGTCCTTTTGGTGAGTTTAGATTGATGGTTTACAGCCCACTCATGGCCTCTTCCGGTGCCAGTGTTGCTGATTATACTATCTTCGCCCACTTTGAGAATGTCGAGCTGGAATTCCCTACTTTCGTTTCCCAGTCTGGGCCTTTGACCAACCCGAGAGGTCCCTTGCGCCTGCCTCCCACGATGACTTTGGAGAGGAGGCTTAGTCTACGCGCAAATGTAATGGCTCTTTGTGACATGCTTGATGATAGGCAGCTTATATACGTTTACCACTACTTTCGTGATCTTAAGGCGGTTAGCTCAAATCCTGAGTGGATCGCCCAGTGTGGTGATATTGTTAGTCCTTGCCCACCAAAGAAGAAGAAGCGCCACGTACTTAGAGTTCATCCTCCTGAGATTGTTGATACAGGTGTTGACCTTACGCTTGAGAGACGAAGGGCTATTTACGCGACTATTGAGACATTGCTTGACGGTTGGGAAGATTCCACACTCGAGCGTGCCCACGATTGGTTGGCTGGCTTTGTCCCGACTTGCTCCACTTTGAACATTGCCCGAGGAGACTTGGCCACCTATGCTCGCACCCGGAACTTCGTTACGGAGTCTGGAAAGATGACTCGTGCAGGTAGTGGTCGTGGTTCTACCTCTGTTGTACCTTCGACCAGTGAAGCCCGCGCTTACGGAGTTGGTCCCATCAGCTCTGCTCTTTCCCGTTTGTCCCTTGCCTCGAATATTATTGGTGAGATACCGTTGCTCAGTTCGGTTGCCGGAACAGTTTCTTGGGCCAGTGCTATAATGTCCCGTGCCGCTTCTGTTTTTGGATATTCAAAGCCCCGCTCTGTTGATGCCGTTAGTAAGAATCATGTTGGTGTCCAGCATTATATCAACAATACAGACGGAGTTTCGACCGCCCACTCTATGGGTCTTTACTCTGATGCCCGGGTTGGTGTGATTCCTGGTTTTGCTGGTACTGACAATGATGAGATGTCCATTTCCTATATGTTATCTATACCCACTTGGTTTCGTACAATCCCTTGGAGTCAGCCCGTCACACAGACCACTTTATTATTCTCCATACCCATTCAGTTGGCACAGTTTGAAGTCAACCTAGGCACCTCCTTGGCCGGAATTGTCTGGGGACCGACACCTGTAGCCTTCCTGCGGCGGTACTTCGAGTACTGGAGGGGCAGTTTGTGTTTCAAATTCAAGTTTGTCAAGACCGCTTTTCATAGCGGACGCCTTCAGTTTTCGTATAGTCCGTCTAATGTATATACTCCCGGCTTCACTTCCACTGATTATTTGTATAAAGACATTGTAGATATTCGTGAGTCCAATGAGTACACAGTCACTATACCCTATGCACAGGTTTTACCATACCTCACCACTTCTGGTGGTACAAATGGTTTCCTTTACTGTCACGTGCTAAATAACCTCGTAGCACCGGCGACAGTGAGCAGTTCAATTGATATTTTGGCAGAATTGCACGCAGGCGAAGATTTTGAGTTCGCTTTTCCGTGCCCGCCCACGGCCACAGCGGCCATTTATCTTAATAGAAATGCACCAGCTGCTCTTATGGCTCGTTCTGCCATAGAAGTCCAAGAGGTTGAAGAAGAAGAGAAAGATCTCGAAGCCATTGCCAATGACTCAGAATTCGTGTCCCAAGCTCTGGGAGAAAATGTTGCGGAGATGCAACATTCCCTGCAGCCAGCGAAACAACCTGAAAGCATTGGATCCGGTAACCCGGCTGCGTCGGGGGGGTTGGCACCCTCACTAGCATGTATTGGTGAAAAGATCTTATCTCTCAAACAATTGCTCAATCGTTCGATTCCTATCTTTTATGATGGAGGTCGTGCTGAAAGGAGTGTGCTCGTAGATCCTTATGAGCTCCAGTTGCCTATCCTTTGGAATAACAGGACAGACGCGGTCACCATGGCTGTTGATTATGTCTCAACGTTCTCATCTCTATTCGCTTATAAGCGAGGAGGAATGAGGCTTGATTTCTATCAACAGCGTGTTGGCTCCGCTGGCACTGGATACTCTGCAACGTTTCGGGCTGCCCTTGTCCCTAGGTCAGCTCGTGCGCCTTTCAGAACACCTGGATTCGATAACCTGAACGATGTCTGGAACGTGTGTACAGACTCGTATCCTGTGGGCGCCGGAATGTCCGTCGAAGTTCCGCAATACACACAAACCCATTCTACTTTGAATAGACCGTCATCGTCCATTGACGTTAAACCTACCGATGCATACGCGTCCAATAGCGTTGTCATCTTTCGCATCGGCAGAGCTGGAACCAATGTCACACCCGCTACGTATTTGCGTGCTGCGGCAGATGATTATCAGCTAGGTTTTTACATTGGCACACTTCCCCAGATTGCTGGGAGTGCTGTCAATGTTTCAGTAGATTGGTAGACCCGTAAATCACGAAGAATTTTCCCTTGGTTTTTATTCTTCAGTTCAAGATTACTTGTACATCCCCCAAGGTTTACGGGGTGATACAAGGACGTGGGGGTTAAGCCGCGTTATTTTCTGCTCTAATGGAGGAAGATTTTTGCCAGCTCGTTAAAGGCACAGATTCCCGAGCTATTTTCTTTTCGACAGTTAGTACGTTGCCCATAAATACAACGACATGGTCCTTCATATTTGTGCGTGATTGATCATTATTTT